GCAAACTCTATAAATTAGACCTATCGCAATACACCGATGACGGTCAATTGGTGCGGCGCGTCAGACGTTGCCCCCACATTACGACCGACCTCCAGAGGCAGTATTTTGCGGAGCTTCAGATCCAGTTTCAGCCCGGAGTAGGTCTACCCTCGGGTCAGGGCGAGAACCCCCAAGCGATGCTTAGATTCTCCGATGACGGTGGGTTTACTTGGTCTAACGAGAACTGGGTGTCCATCGGGGTGCAAGGAAATTATTACGCCCGGGCCATGTGGCGGCGGCTAGGTTGGGCGCGGGATCGGATCTTTGAGGTTGTGATCACCGACCCGATTAAGGCGGTTATTGTCTCTGCGAACCTAAAAGCAGAGGCCGGGGATAACTGATGGCTCAACTACCCCAGAATCAGGTAATACCTACAAGTCCTCTAGCAAATGAGGCCGGACGCCCGACCCCGGCATGGCAGCTCTTTTTCCTAAACCTTTTGAATTTTACAAGCAGCTCTACGGCGACCGCCGGGTCTGCGACCCTGCCCGCGAATCCCCGGGGGTTTATCAATATCACCGTGAACGGGGAAGTTAAAAAGGTTCCCTACTACGATGTATGAAGCCTGAACACTTTGCCCCGCTAAATCTTCCAGAGGCCACGGTACGGTGGCTTTTAGACTTTTGGGACGTCATACAAGGTCTTGATGATTGGCGCGATAACCAAGAAATTACCGCGCAAGAAAAGGAAGCGGTTATCTACAAGGTCATGTTTTTATTGCCCAATAACGTGTTCTTTCAATATCATTCCAAAGAACTGTTGCCGATAGTTAGCAACTTGGTTCTAAAGTGGATTGGGGCTAATAGGTTGGAGGATAATAGGGAACATCTGCACAAGGCTTATATGTGGCGCGCCGCGTACTACGACTTGATTTTGGAGGTTGTCCGGCTAGTCCACGGGTTCGAAGCTGCGGCAAATGCGTCTGATTTTGTAGCCAAACTTTATGGCGAAACTTTTGAAGATTATGTAAAGGAGTTCCAAAATGCCTGATCCAGTATCGGCAACCCTAGCGGTAGCGGGGTCGAGCTTAGTTAGTGGCGCTATGGGCGCAAGTGCCGCAAAGAGCGCGGCAAGAACTCAAGCTGCGGCTGCGGATCGTGCGGCGCAACAACAGCGAGAAATGTTTGATATTGGTAGGGAAGATTTAGCCCCCTACCGTGAGCGCGGCTATCAGGCGCTGGGAGAAATCGGACAACGACTGCCGTATTTTACCCAACAGTTTACAACCGAAGAAGCTCTAGCCCCTTACTTAGATCCATCAATGGCGTTCCGTATGAAGTACGGAACACAGGCCACCGAGCGATTAGCGAACGTAGGAGGTGGAGCTTTATCAGGAAATACTTTGCGTGGACTTACAGAATTTGGTCAAGGTCTAGCGTCTAGCGAATATGCTAATGCTTTTAATCGCGCTCAAACCGAACGAACAAATATCTATAACACCCTTGCAAACATAGCTGGTATGGGTCAAGGCGCAACAAATGTCGGGGTGCAAGCTGGTCAAGCATTAGGTCAAAACCTTGCCGGTTTAACTACTGGGGCTGGCGCAGCTCAAGCGGCTGGTCAGGTCGGTGCTGCAAATGCAATAAGTCAGGCTCTACAAGGCCCAACAAATTATCTTCAGTTAGCTACTTTGATGGGTAAAAATCCTTTTGGCGCAGTCACCCCAGCAGGCGGCGGCGGTGGAACATTTATGGGAATTGGTGGCGGTGGAGGCGGCGGTGGAAGTAGCATTTATTCTCTAACTCAAAACTAAGCTGAAATTATGGCTAACAACATAAAACCTGAAATTTCGCTGGGCGTAAAAGGCCCGCAGACTATGTCGCTAGGCGAACTGGCGGGAACCGCTACCAAGCTGGTTGAGTTTCAACGCCTATCAGAACTGTATCCTGAGCTGATCAAAAAAACCCAGCAAGAAGTTAGGGCTCAAGAGCTAGCCATAGCGAACACGGAATACAACCAGATTACCAACAGTCTGGTGGCTACGGCCAATCATCCATTAGTGATTGCTGCGGAGCAAGATCCAAATTCAGTTAATCAGCAGGAGTTAATTGGTTACCTAACCAAAGCTGGTATGGATCATGCCCGGGCGATGAAGATTCCTGAGTCGCGGGCGCGGGAACTGATTGCCCCGGTGTTGCGGGTAGCGCAAGAAAACCCCGGTAACGTCAGGACTCTACTAAAAGAGTATGTAATGACCTCGCTGGACGCAAGCACAAGAGCGTCTACGATTGGATCGGTCGGAGCAACGACTATCCCTACTGGACGTCCAGAGTTTCGCCCGCAAGGTGTCCGTCCGCAAGATATGACCGCACCGATGCGCGGGCCAATACCGGGACAAAACCTAATGGTTGCGCCGGTCACAGAAAATCGCGTAGACGTAAGTCCAATTCAAGCTGGGCCACAGGTTGCTTCAAGCGCACCGGCTGGAGTGCCCGCTGGAGCACCAGCAGGCGCACCGATGGGAGCACCAATGGGAGCACCGGTAGGTTTGATGACAGAACCAACAGCCGGAATCCCGCCGTTACGTTATAAGCCTCCGGTGGCTGGCGTACCACACGCTAAACTTGCCGGTGAGGATGAAGCTATGCGGTTTGGGCAAGATTTTAGAAATACTCTTGGCCGCAGAGCTTTAGATTTAACTCGATCAGACGAAAATCTTGATCAAGTAGTTCGTAGCGCAACAAAAATTATGAAAGAAGCTACGTTGCCGGAAACCGGAGCTATTGGTGGAATCAAACGTAAATTTGCGGAATTTACTGGTGACCCAACATATCAAAAACTTAAAAAAGATATTGCACAAGCCCAACAGGCTAACTTAAATGCTTTGTCAGCCGGTGGCAATAGCGTGGCCGGTCTTGAATTAAATCGAGATGCGATGGGTGATATTAACTATTCGCCTGACGTTTTAATTGATATTGCAAGGCGTACCAAAGCGGATAACACCAATTTGCGCCTGATGTATCAAGGCTTAGATAAACATTCTCTAAAATTTGGCGATGCTAACGCCGACCGTTATGCTCAAATGTGGATTCAAAACGCTGATAGTAAAATTTTTCAGCTTATGAACATTGACAAAGACATCACCAATCCGCAGGAAAAAAAGGCGGCTGCGGCCAAAGTTTTAGAGGGTATGAGCCCACAACAACGGCAAATTCTGAACGACAAATACCAGAGGATTAATCGTCTGGTGCAGACCGGGGATTTAAGACAATGAACGCCCGCGACCCGTATCTCCATAAAAATCTGACCCCAGATCAGATTGGCATGATCGAACAGGCCATGCGTAATACCGTCATTGATGGCATTCCGCTAGACCCACGCGATACGGTGAGCAATCCGGAAAAATTTAATGCTTATCCTTTAGAGCTGAGAAAAAAGCTATTTAGTAAGCTGCCTCAACTTACGCCTGAAAAATCTCAATTTGTGGACATGGGTACAGGCCAAGACGTACCTATGATGCAGACCGCCTCATACCGAGGAACAACAGAAGAGCAACCGGCCATGCAGAATGTGTCGGCTGGCGGTGACTCAATCAGTAACCTTATTTTAGGCGCAGATACGACAGAACCGTCTGCACCGGCTCGGCCAACTGATTCGGTCAGCAGTTTGATTTTAGGCACGGAAATCCAAGAACCTACTAAAAAAGCAAAGTCTTTTAAGGACTTTTTGCAGGCCGCTAAACCTGAAATTGGTCTAGCCAAAGACGTTGCGGGTCAGTTTATTTATCAGCCAGCGGTCGAGGTTGCGGGTCGAGTCAAGGGTTTGGTTGAGAGCGTTACGACACCCGGAGTCTATACGTCCGGACAGGCTCCAAAGGTTGCTGAACGTAGCGCGGCTGAGTTCATTAAGAAATACGGCTATGAGCCCTCAACCCCGCAAGGTCAAGCTATTGCTGAAGGTCTAGCGACCGTGGCTGAAGCGGCCAAGGTTCCACCGGCTGTAACCCCAGAAATAGCGGCTTTAGGCCCAGCGATGCGCGGCGTGGGAACCCAACTAGCTACCCGAGGCAGAGGCGGTGTAGCGGGAGTGCCAAGCGCAGCAGAAGTACCGCCTGCGGCTACTACATTGACTACCCCAGAGGCGCGGGTCGAACCCACGATGGGCAAACCTAGGGTTAGTTATGCTGAGTTTCAAAAGACGCTAGAAGAAAGAAAAACCGGCGGCGGTACGACAACTATGCCTACCGGAACTATTTATCAGCCATATAGAGAAATTCAGTTTTCAGACAAAGGGCCGGTAAATCTTAGCGAACAACAAGAAAGAGCAAATGTTTTGCAACGTGTAGGGTTCAATGAGGCCCGTGAAAGCGCCGTAACTGGCGATAAAAAATCTGCCGGTAATGAATATCAAACCAGCAGAACTGATACTTTGGTTGGCAAACTGTATGACGAAACACTTAAAAATGAACGCAATCAGCTAGTGCAATTTGGTAACGATATTATCAATCGCACCGGAGGCACAATCGGCTTAGACGAACAAACACTAAGATTGCGCGGAGAGAAAATTGTTGCGCCGTTTGATGCTTTTAAGCAAGAACTTCAGGGCCAAATGACCCGGGCATACGATCAAGCAAAACAAATAGCTGCCGGACAACCAGTAGTAAATCCAGCAAACTTACAAAAATTTTTAGATACAGAATCTAATTTTACGGTCAATGATAGTTTTATGTCATTACGCCGTGGAATTCAGGCTCATCTAAAAGAAAGCGGATTACTTGATAAAAACGGGCGAGTTTTGCCAATGACTGTTGAGCAAGCAGAAAACTTGCGCCAATACATCAATTCCAATTGGAATAATGAACGATCAAGATTGGTGGGTCGGTTAAAAGACAAAATTGATAATGATGTAACAAAAGTAGCCGGTGAAGATGTTTATAAAAATGCAAGAGAAATTCGCACCAAAATAGGCCGATTGTTAGATGACCCCAAGGGCGTAGCCAAAATTATGGACTACGACCCTCAAAACCCAATCAATCGAGCTGTGCCATTCGAAAAAATTGCAAATTCTATTGAAAGTATGAGTGTTGATCAGGCCCGGCATTTAATTAGATTGTTACAAGAAATGCCAGAAAATTTGCGGCCATTAGCGCAACAATCTATTGCCGAAATCAAAGGACATTTTGCAAACCGAATACTAGAACAGGGATCAAAGAATCAAGGTCAATGGAATGCTAAAGCTGTGACCAAATACCTAAATGATCATAACGACCGGCTACGATTGCTAACTGAAGATAAAGAATTAGGTCAGATGGTGCGCGACTTAAACGATGCTGGCCATATCTTGCACTACGATTCGTCTTATCCGGGTGCGGCTATACAAGGCCATAATTTAATTAAATTTGGCGTGTTGCCTGCATTTACATCAATAGGTGGGGCTCTAGGAACGGCGGTAGGATCAACCTTTGGCGTAGGCGGCGCAGCTATTGGTGGCCCTGCCGGTGCAACATTTGGCGCAAAACGAGCTTTGGCCATGCAAGAAAAGTCAGCTCTAAAGCGTGGACAAAAGAAAATGATTCGTCTGAAAGACATAGGCAAAGGACAATAAAATGGCAGTCAATCTTGCGCCAATAGGCAACGGTTTTCAGTTCTTTACCAATAACGGTGCGCCGTTAAACGCCGGTAAGATTTACACCTATCAGGCCGGGTCGAGCACCCCGCTTGCAACCTATACCAGCAACACGGGTCTGGTAGCTAACGCTAACCCGATCATCTTAGGTACGGACGGACGGCCTGCCAATCAAATCTGGCTGACCGATGGGTTCTTTTATAAGTTCATTCTAAAAGACTCAGATGACGTAACGATCCAGACCTATGACAACCTGTATGGAATTATCGGTACTGCGCCCACCCCGCCGACACCCTTGCCGAGCGGTGCAATTATTCTCTGGTCGGGTTCTATCGGATCGATTCCTGCTGGTTACTATCTGTGTAACGGCTCTAACGGGACACCTGACCTCAGGAACAGGTTTATTGTAGGTGCGGGCTCGACTTATGCGGTGGACGCTACCGGCGGTTCTACTGACTCAATTGTTGTGTCGCATACGCATACTTTTAGTGGAACCACAGCAAATAACGGAACTCACAATCATTACGTTTTTGAGGGCGCTGGGTATGCATATAGTTATGCTGACGTAAACGTACCTAATCAGTCGATAAGCAACGGTCTGAATGATGGTGGCGCATCGTCATATTTAATGAGCGGGCCAAACACAACAACTAGCCAGCCTAAAGCAAATATGGGTTTATCAAGTAATGCCGGTGATCACAACCACACTTATAGCGGCACAACAGCATCGTCTGGATCATCAGGAACTAACGCTAATCTGCCCCCGTATTACGCGCTGTGCTACATAATGAAAGCGTAAGATGGATTGGCAAACTGTTATCAATATCGGCCTTGGCGCAATACTGACCGGCCTTGGCTGGTTTGCCCGCGAGCTGTGGGACGCCATAAAGGAACTGCGTAGGGACATCCGCAGTATTGAAAAAGCGTTGCCCGAGGATTATGCTCGCCGGGACGAATTTAGGGACGCCATCAAGGAAGTGCGAACAGAAATGAATGGCCGTTTTGACAAACTGGAAAGCCTAATAAGTTTACTGTACGACAGATTAAACGATAAGGCAGACAAATGAATCATGGCAGAACTAGACCCAGCAGCAACGGCGAGGGCCGCACTAGGGGGAATTAAGGAAGCAATTAAGGTAGGCCGTGAAATCAAAGACACGGCCAAGGAAGTCAACGCATTTTTAGATGAAGAGGCGAAGGCTCGCGTAAGCTGGAGAAAAAAACAACAAGAAGTCCAGAGGCGCGGGGACATGATGTATATCGATGCCATACACGAATATAGAATCCTGTATGACATCAAACGAGCTAAAGATGAAGCATTCAAACAAATAGAAAAAGAATTCGGTAAAAAAGCAGTCGGTGAGGTGCAGAGCCTAGAAGATAGGCTACGGCGGGAACGCAGGGAGCTTCAAAAAGAATATGACTCAGACCGCAAACAGACTAGAAACGAATGGCTGATCATCGGATTATTAGGTCTACTGATCTACGGAATCCTTAAATTTGCGAAAGTCTGGTAATGGCCGAAGAAAAACTTAACGCTAATGACACGCTCTCTAAGGTGTTGGCGTATGTTGACTCGCCGTTTAAGCTCTTTGCCCTAATCCTGATGGCGGTCTTAGCCTTTTCTGGTTGGATGTTTTACGACAATAAAGAGTTATTGGTGGGTGCTTATAAGGAACAACAAAAGTTACCGCAGATTGCAGAGGGTCGTGTTGATGATGCTGCTAGTCACCTGTTTAAGCACACCGGCGCTCAGGTCGTAGCGATATTTAAGGTTAACCCCATCCTTGGGAATCGGGTGCTGTATCGGGCCTACACCAAAGAAGGTCGGGACAAGACAATGGAAGGGTTAGATGTTGGCCTTTTTACAAACAACCCAAACAACAACCGGGATGTTGTGGCGCTGATGGCTAACGAGATACCCTGCGGAGAATACAAGACCGCTCAGTCTGAGGTGGGGCTTTGGTACATAGAAAAAGGTATGACTTACGGCTGTCGAATTAGTGTGCCGCCAGAACAGGATCGGTTTATTGGGCAACTTACAGTCGGTTGGGCTACACCCCCGGCTAATTTAGAGCATACAAGGGCGATGCTTATGATTGCCTCAACTATGTTAGCAAAGGAGAGAAAATGATCCCTTTAGCAGCGATTATGTCGATTGGGGAGAAGGTGCTTGATAAGGTTCTCCCAGACCCAGCCGCCAAGGCCGCAGCACTTGCTGAGCTGGAAAAGATTAAGTCTGAGGGTCGTCTCGCAGAACTGAATGCAGACAACATCGAGGCCCAAGAACTGACCAAACGGCAGGAAGCCGATATGAAGTCGGACTCTTGGTTATCCAAGAATATCCGGCCCATGACCCTCATCTTCATATTAGGCGCTTATTTCACCTTTGCAATGATGAGCGCATTTGGATCAAACGCAAATGAGAAGTATGTAGAACTGCTGGCCCAGTGGGGCATGCTGGTGATGTCGTTTTATTTTGGTGGTCGGACGTTGGAAAAGATTATGGATATGAAAGCAAAAAGTGCAATTAAGTCCTAATTTCACCCTTGAAGAGCTGACCCGCTCGGATGCCGCCTCGCGTAACGGCTGGGACAACACCCCCAACGAGGCTGAGATAGAGAACCTAAAACGCCTTGCGGAGCTACTTCAGGCGGTTAAAACTGCCTTGGGTGGTAAGCCGGTGATGATTAACTCTGGGTTTCGGTCTAAGCAAGTAAACGACTCGGTGGGGTCTAAGGACAGCTCCCAGCACCGGATCGGGTGCGCGGCTGACATTCGAGTCCCGGGCATGACCCCCCGGCAAGTCGTAGAGGCGTGTATTGCGGCCTCTGTGCCGTTTGATCAGATCATCCTAGAGTTCGATAGCTGGACGCACATCAGCGTCCCTAACACCCCAGAATTAGCTCCCCGAGGGTCAAAATTGATCATTGACCGACAGGGAACCCGAGCTTTCGCGTAGTCTCCTCTCCTGCTTCGGCAGGCTTGAACACCCCCCGGCCTAAAAACCGGGGGTCTTTTTCTAATAAAGCGGGGCGCAAGTGACATCGATTACAACGTCCCTACTGACGCCCCCTACGATCCGTCTGCCGTAGACCACGATGGCCCTAGTCTTAGCTGCCTGACAGTCTTGGATGGCGTTGGCGGTCTCCAAACGACTTAGGGCTACAACCTCCTTATCTACGATCAAGGACTGCGCTGGCGGGTTATAGGTCGTGGGTATCGTTGTGGCGCACCCTGCTAATAGGGCGGTGCTTAGTACGAGTAGTCTCATTTTTTCTCTCCGATTTAATTTGATACAGACAAGTTACTGCGATTAAAACAATCATGGCCAAGAGGAACGCCCAGACGTCACCGGCGGCTAGGTGGGGGACGTAGTTCATAGGACTTCTTTCACCGTGATAGTCACCGCGATGGGAGTAGCTTTCTGACGCCAGTATTGGCTCGCCATGACCCACTCGGTAGCTTCCCTACGGGTTCTAAAGACGTAAGTCCTAAACGGGTGTCGGGGGTCATCGTGGGTCTGCACGAATCGCCCGTATTTGTCCCGTAGCGCCCAAGCTCTAGTCTTTGACATCTTTGCCAATCGCAGTCAGGGCGCGAGCTAACTGCCAACGCATATCTAGGATGATGTTTGTGATCCGATCCTTGTCCGCATCCATCATGGATCGGGTCGCACGTTTAAGTTCTAGCATCAGGCTATCGACCTTAACGATGATGGTAGAAATATCGTCTTTTTCCATGTCACCCCCCTAAAAAGGTATGTCGCTAATCAAGCCCGTGGAATCGTAGTTTTCTACTGCCTCTGTCTTGGTCTTGGATTCTCCGGCAAATTCCAGCTCATTAAGACGGGCTCTTAAAGACATACCCTCGGTTCCGTCTTTGCGTTTGTATTCCTCAATATGAGGCTCCCCAAGGGTTACAAAGAGCTGCTGGCCCTTGATCAGGTGCTGACTTAACTTCTCTACCCGATCCCCCCACATGGTCGCGGAGACCCATTGTGTCGGTCTCTTACCGTCCGGGCCTTTCTTCCCGTAAGAGAAGGCTAGGGATAGATCCATGACGGGTTTGTTGTCCGGGGTGTATCGGACTACTGGGTCGTTACCCAGACGAGCTAAACCTACTAATAACATCGTTACTCTCCTTTATCGAAATAGACTGCTTTGGTGTTGTAGAAATCAAAGAGCTGGTCGCATTCCTCTAAGAATGTTTCCGCAGCGCTCTCAATAGCTTTGATTTCTTCCGGCGTGGGTTTGAACTTCCGGATAAATAGGCGCTTACCCTCTTCCATGCGCGGGTCATAAGATACAAACCATACGTCCCTGCCGGTGCAAGCTGCCTGCAAAATCATCTGTGGTTTGTAGTCATCAGGAACGACCTGATTCCGTATGTATTCCATGTGTGTCCGGGTCTTTGGGCATTTAATTTCGATCAGGCATCCGTCAGACGTAAACCCGTCCGGTGAGCAACCTAGAAAACCTATGGTCGGGTGATCAATAAAACCTACGTCCTCGACCTTAATGCCGGTCATAGCCTCAAAAGCCTCTTTAGCCGATGCCTCTTGCTCAACACCCCACGCCATTTCTGTGGTGACGTATTTATCGGCAAAGGTCTGGTTGATCCGTTCGGCCACAATCTCATAGCGCAGATTTTTGCGCTCGGTGGATTCCTTGCCAGACTTTAAGAAGTTCATGGCCGCGCTCATACGCGAACCGGTGAGCTTACCAAGTCTGTCGTTCCACCAGTTACCGTCTTGCTGGAAGGGATTGGGTTCACGCATTTTGGGTCTCCTTTAGCTTTTTGCCGTAGGTCGCTACTTCGTCACGCATAAGTTCGCGTTCATCTTCTTTTAGTGCGCCCCAGAAGATAGCCAGCATCTGCGGGGTTGACGCATCGTTCATAGCTTTGAGCAGCTCTTCTTTTGACCGGCTTTTTCGTTCTTCAGCTTTAGCTTTTGGTTTGGCCTGCTGATGGATGGCGTTTTGGACTTCGTTGGCCGAGGCAAACTCAGTACCGCCCCAGCCTGCCGCAGCTAACGCACGACCAATAGCAGAGGTCTCAGCGTTCTCTAAAGCAGAGGTGGAGTTAATTTGGCCGTTGGCGCGGAACTCTTCGGCGTGGCCGGTAGAGATACATTTGCCATCTTCTTTATAGATCCGGGCCTGCATGATCACCACTACGTCATCGGCCTTGATGATTTCTGTGGACAGCTCCCAATCAGGGTGAGCCTCGCGGAACTTCTGAACCCGTAGGGCTACGGTCTGATACTCCTTACCACGGATATTTACAACACCTGTATTCATGACTATTCTCCAGTTAGAAAGATACGAACAACACAACGACATACAACATTACAAGCGTAGCAGTAAAGACTGCGTATTCTAGGTACTCGATCAATTTATTTTTATCCATGTTTGGGCTCCCGCAGTAATACATAACGTGCGTAGCGGACACCGTCTTTACCGTCCATCATGTGAGTGCTGATCAGCCATCCGCGACCCTTGAGCTTAAAGATAACGTCAGCAAGTCGAGTGGCGCGATACTTAGTAATTGCCTCCCAGCTAGTGATGTGTTTGTGTTTGCGTAGGTGTGCTGCCACATTAGCAATCTTAGTCATTTCTAGTCTCCTTATCGTGAATGATCAAATAAATCTTTAGCAATCTGACGGGCTGCTTCTTTTGTCAGCGTGATGCCAGCTTTGACGTTATCGGTGTTGATGTGCATCCATACAAAGTCGACATCAGAATGAATGTGGGTCTCAAACCGAGAGTCGCCAAACGGGCCGGTAAACTTGCGAACCTTAGATTCTGTTTCTTCTTGCTGTTCAAGCTGTTGCTGGTGGTGTAGTGCTTGGCTCATTTATTCTCTCCACAAGTGATATGGTCAGCTAGGAACTTCTCGATGTCTTGAAACGTAGATACCCACGCCCGCAGACCGCAGACGCATTTGTAGCTGGGTATGTTGTTCTCGATGATTTTCACCACATGATTGATCGGCTGATCGTGGTGCTGTGAGTAGACTGTCATTTATTCTCTCCGATAGTGGGGGCCGAAGCCCCGTTGATATTTACTGCATCTGGATGGTGAGGTTCTCACCGAGGATTGCTTTGACCGCAGAACCGAAGTGCTGGCGATCAAGACTAAATCCAACTGCGCCAGCGCCCATACGGGTTGCTGTAAATTGTTTAGCTGCGTCCGACAGCGCAACGAATTGGAATTCGCCGTTAAGGCATTTGGGGGTTTCGTAAACTTGAAAGTCCATGGTGAAGCTCCTTTAGGTATCCGGTCTGAGCGTTGACCGTGATATGAATAGTAAACTGTTTATAGGCCATGTCAACAGGTTTTTTAACTTTTTTTACAAAAATAGGGTAATCCCCTACAAAATGTGGGGTAATTGGCAAGAACAGGTTATTGCCCTATAATCGGGGTGTCAGCAGGGTGGCACCTGTTGGAAGAATGAAGATCATCAGGAACCCCCGTTTGTTTAGGTGGGTATGTGTAGCGCGGGAAATGTGGCTCTCCAGCCTGATGATCCGGTCATTTTTCCTCCGCTGCCCATGCCAAGGGCCATACCCACCTAAGTATTCGGGGGTTTTTCTTTTGGTGCTGGCTGCGCGAAACGCCAGCTAAGTAAAAGGCGGGGATGGGATAGAGGCCGGGGAATAAGTAGCCCCGGAGCCGGGGTCGACACCCGCTATATCCGTCTAGTAGTGGGCATGGCTACCTAGAGTACCGTTGTTACGGGATACATCTCCATGTAAGTCTGGCAAAAACTTGTTTTTGCTAGTTGGTCGGTCTATGGTTTTAAGGACAAAGGACAGCTTGCAAACAGTTTGCAGTTCGGATACTGTAATTCCATGCAAAACGAAATCGACCAGCTAAAGAAGGTCATCCCGTGGGCCAAAAGACTCTGGGCGCAAAGCCTTGGGATAGTGCTTTCCCTGCTAATCGGGTTTGGTCTAGGGGTCTTACATACCGAGGGCCAAATCATTGATGACTGCCGGTACTCCAGCGTCTTTAGGATCGGATTACAGGCCTACAACTGCCAGAGGCGAAATTGACCAAAGATGACCTACATAACCTAGCTTCTGGGGTTGGAATGATCCGCACCGAGAGCGACCTCATAAAACCCCTTTGGACGGCCTCGGATAGCCAGTTAACCCGGATGCTTGAGATAGTGATCAGGGACGTTAAGCAGAGCGCCTCAGAGGTCATGGTGGGCGCAATTAAGAAGGCTGTCGCGTATGAAAGGGCTGAGTGCGCCAAAATTGCCGGGTACTCAAGCTCTGAGGCAGCTAAAGCTATACGGGAGAGGGAAGATGATTAGGTTTCTAGTCCTACTTTTGGTTGCAACCCCGGCTTTTGCTCAGGTTTTTGTCATGCCCAACAAAGGCGGGGGAGAAATCACCCTGACCTCAAGACCCTGCGTGGTTAACAGCCAGACGGTAGAGGGACTAAGGGAAGGATACACATGGAGCCCATCGACCCCGTACCAGAAAGCCTGCTGGACGATTGTTGATGGTATGGTTCACGTTTTGTATCTTGATTCAAACACCCGTAGAGTGTATGCAATAGAGGACTTCCAGAGGAAACAATGACCAACGTGGCCGTGGTGACCTCAACAATCGGAAGAAAGACCCTGAAAGACTGTATCGAGAGCGTAAGAGCCCAGACCCGCAAGGCTACGCACTACGTCTTTATCCACGGTAAAAGATTTATTAACGCCAAAAATGAGGTCATCGAGATAGCTACCGATCCCGAGCCAGATGTGGTTTTTGTGCAGCTACCCTTTAATAACGGGGGTAACGGGTTTGGGATGGCTCCCGTCTATGCGGCGGCTCCATACATAGTGAGTGAGGAAGTCATCTGCTATCTGGATGATGACAACCTATACGACCCGCAACACATAGAAAAGAACGTAGGGTTTCTAGAGGAAGAGGGGCTAGATTGGTGTTATTCCCTACGCAGAATCATTGACCAAAAAGGTTACTATGTGTGCGATGATTTAACCGAGAGCCTTGGGATTTACAACAACTGCCACGCGACAAGACTTGTGGATAACTCATGTTTCATAGTGAAAACTAAGGTCGCTCAGAAACATGGCCACGGCTGGATGCAACCGATTATTTCTGATCGCGGGTTTTTATTGGAGCTGATGACAAACGGACTGAAGTGCGGGGGGCTGGGGGAGACAACCGTCAGCTATCGAATAAGTGAAGATGGGTCAAACCCAGACGGTGCGAAATACTTTTTACATTGGAACGAAGTGCAGAAAAATAAATATCAGGGGTCATACCCTTGGATGAAGAGGACGGTGTTTCAGACATGACTGAATTTGATACGTTTTGGAAAGCCTACCCAAAAAAGGTAGCAAAAGGCGATGCTCGCAAGGCGTGGACTACGACTGCGCGGATTCGCCCGCCAATGGAAGAGCTACTGAAAGCGGTAGAAAACCATTGTCAGAGCGATCAATGGCGCAAAAACGATGGCGAATTTATCCCATATCCTGCGACCTATTTGCGTCAGGAACGCTGGTCGGATGAGCTAAAAGTTACCTTACCCGGAGTCGTAAATTCTCAGCCGTGGCATGAGAGCTGGCCCGGGATACAGGCCAAGGGTGCGGAGCTGGGGATATTTGAGTTCAATTTTTCTGGCCCGCAGGAATTCAGAGCTGCGGTGATCAAGGCCGCGAAAGAAGGTCTGAAGGCTGCATGACTTGTGAGCTTTGCCAGCAAAACTCTCCAATCTTTGAACTCAAGTGTTCAGGGTGTCGAGACCGGATGGTCATGGTGGAGGACTGTAAGCTCATCAGGAAGTGGACTGCCCAGCAGATTGAAAAGGATCTGGGGTTTTTACCGGACTACAACAGGGAACCGAACTGCGGTTGCACCGAGTTCTGTATTAGAAAATCCCGCATCAAGAATGAACAACAAACTGACATCTTCCCAGAGAAAGCACCTCGCCGCCGTTAAGTCGTTGGAGTGCGGGGTCTGCGGAGCTACTGGCCCGTCAGACGCCCACCACATCGAGCAGGGGCTTCAATTTACCTGTATCCCTCTGTGTAAGGACTGCCATCAAGGGTCGTTTAACGGTATCCACGGCCAGAAAAGGATATGGAACGTAATGAAAAAGACGGAAATGACGGTACTGAATGACACCATCGAAAAGCTCTTACGATAGGCTGACGCTCCCGTGGCCACCGAAAGAACTCAGCCTGAACTACTCTGGGCATTGGGCTCCGAGGGCCGCTGCGGTCAAAAAATACAGGTTTGCGGTCAAGATTTTGGCGTTGCAGGCCAAGTGGCAGATCCCCGAGGAAGGAAAAATCTATTTGGAGGTGGAGTTCTACCCACCAGACAGGCGACCGAGGGATAAGGACAACATGGTTGGTGCTTTCAAAGCTGGGCAGGATGGTCTTGCGGATGCTTGGAAGATCAACGATAAAAGGATTGATTGCTCATACAAGGTGAGTAGTCAGTTAGGCGGTATGGTGAAGGTCAAACTTTTAGGAGAAAAACCATGAAAAAGGTAATTGCAGCAGGTCTATTTATTTTCGCTAACGTAGCTTTCGCAGCTTGCCCACCGTATGCACCGTATGGATGTCAGCAGACTGCGAGCGGCAAGATGCTCTGCGGTTGCGGGCGATAGAATAGGGTCGGGGGCGGCACGAAATGAATGCAAGTGAGATTCAGGTTGTGGTACACCCGCCCCCACAAGAAACCGTTTATAATAAGGCGATGGAACGCAAACCGCTTACACGCCGACCCTATCTCTCAAGGGATATCCTGAGGGTATTGAAAAGATTTCCTAACCTTACGCGCAGGGAAATCGCAGTTAAAGTCCATGCAAAGAATCACTCGGTCAAAGCAGTTTTATTTAAGCTGGTAGCTGCGGGCAAAATCGATTGCGCCAAGGGTAAGAACACCACCGCAAAAACAGGCCCACGGATGGTCAACGTCTATTGCCTGAATCAACAACCAGAGGCAGAATTACATCATGGGTGACATGGAAGCATTCGCGCAGACGTTGCTACATTCAGCGACTTGCGCTCATATTCAGCATTGGCAGACCAAGAGTTATGCCCAGCACAAGGCTTTGCAGAAGTATTACGAGGCCATGCCCGGGCTGGTGGATGACTTGGTCGAGACCTACATGGGCAAAAACGGCATCGTGGGGAACTTTGAGCCAGAGTTTGAGATAGAAAAAGACCCCCTGAAATACATGAAGGCTATGCAGGAGTATGTCGAGGAGACCCGTACCGACTTACCTAAAGACTCAGAGATCCAGAACCTAGTCGACACCATCATGGATCTAATTAACGCCACGATTTACAAGCTAGAGAACCTAAAGTGAATTGTGAGACCTGTAAGTTTTTTCAGGCGTCAGGAAAGTTTGGTATGTGCCAGCGTTACCCCGAATACGTTATGAAGCAGGCTGGTATGTGGTGCGGGGAGTATCAAAATAAGCAGGAAGCAGTCGTGGACATAGAACCTAAAAAAAGAGGGAGACCACCGAGTGATAAAGCCGTTGCGTGACCGGATCGTTGTAAAACCTTTTGAGCGCCAAAAGAGTGCGGTGCTAGAGGTAATCATGCGGGAAAACCCGAACATGGGCGAGGTGGTTGCGGTAGGGCCGGGAGAGTACGACAAGAAAGGTCGGCTGGTTCCTAACCCTGCGAAGGTCGGTGACAAGATCCGCTACGGGACGACAGGCGAATATCTTACGTTTCAGCAGTATGAGGAAAACGGCGAGAATTACCTGATAATGAGCTGGAAGGACGTTTGCTGGGTGGACGAAAATGGCAAAAACTACCAATAAACCCATTCCCAAGACGACTGTCGGTAAGGGAAAGAACTACAAACCTACCGAGCAGGGTGCGGGAATGACCGCAAAAGGAAGGGCCGAATACAATGCAAAAAATAATTCAAACCTTAAAGCTCCAGCTCCAAACCCTAAAACAAAAGCTGACGCAGCTCGCAAAAAAAGTTTTTGCGCGAGGATGAGCGGGATGCCCGGGCCGATGAAGGACGAAAAAGGTCGCCCGACTAGGAAAGCCGCGAGCCTTAAAAACTGGAACTGCTAATGAATGAGCAAGCTATACAAGCACGAATTGCGGAACTTAATCAGGAACGTGCGAAGGCCATCACAGCTATTCAGACTCTGGATGGAGCGATTGCGGACTGCCATTGGTGGCTCCAAAGAATCCAAGCAGATACCGTCAAACTTAACGAAGGGAGCGAATGATGGCTACCAAACCCGGTCTCTACGCCAACATCCACGCAAAACGCGAGCGGATCGAGCGCCAGAAGGCGGCAGGCAAGACCCCAGAGAAGATGCGAACCCCCGGGTCAAAGGGAGCGCCGACCGCAAAGTCGTTCAAAGAGTCAGCCAAAACCGCAAAGAAGAGGTAAAAATGCTCAAGAAATCTACGTCTGAGAAGGCATTTAAGTCCAACATCAAGACCGAAATGAAGTCTGGCAAACCTCAGAAGCAGGCCGTTGCGATTGCATACGCAGTTAAGCGCGAAGCTGCTAAAAAGGGTAGCAAAGGCAAGAAATAATGCCGACTCTTGCGGATCTTTTTAATTTAGATCCAAACGTAGAGCGGCTAACCCTACTGCCCCGCCTGCGGGGTTCTCTGCCATCTGACCCGGGCTCAGAGCTAAAGGGCTCTGTAATGCTCAAGGGTACAGGCATGGAGAGCCGGTATATGCCGGACGTCATAGCCCCGAAGGTTCTGTACGACTTTATCCGAGCTGTGAAGGCTCCGGGCCGAGCTGCGCGGGGTGAGGCGTTGGACGAAGAAGAGGCGCTGAACACGGCCCTAAATATATTTGGCGGCGGTCTGGCCACAAGCGGTGGGACGCCGTTAGGGTCGCTTGGGATGGGCGCTCGGGTAGGTGGGAAAACCATCCGCGAACTTTTATACGGGGATAAGCCAAATCTGACGCCTGCGGAAAAGTCAGCCATTACTAAATTTGAGAAAGAACTTAAAGTTCCGGCGGTTAGGCGGCGCGAGGAAATGCGGGCTGGAGGCCAGACAGTAGCCGTCCCAACACCCGGACTTACCACAATTAGTGAGATTGCGTTCAATCCTGAAAAGCTGGTTGGCAAAGTTTTAGTTCCCGTATTTGGGGATACGTCTGCCATAGGAAAAGATGTCTCACAAATCAGGGGCGTACCCCTCACAAAACCCGTAACCCAACAGGGTGGCTTTCATTACCCTCTTGTTAAATCTAACGTAGCTGAAGAAATAGCCTATGCGTCTGAGCCAACCGCAGCGGTAAACAAAATTAGAAATTTTGAAAAGTTTGCAGATGACGATGTCTTAGGGGTGTTTTTGGCTGGGGGGCCACGATCAATAGACTTTAGCCACCATCAAGCCCAAGGGCTAGTGCGGCAACTAGAGGCTTTGCAGCCCTCCGCTGGAGCGGTGAAAGATTTTGATCGCAGTCTGCGCGAATTTTCGGTGATTAAAAAAGATTCCGAAGGGAAAAGCATCAAGACTTACCCTTTTAAGAACCTATCGACCAGCATTATTTCGCCAGAAATGGAAATTTTGATGTCGGAAAGAACGACCAAGGATTTCACTCCCGGCCAACTGCGGACAGCAATCTCCCAACTTATGTATAAAGACAGGTTTCAAAAACAAGGTTTTCCGGTCTATGACGATGCGTTAGAGGCTTTTGTAGATCCGAGGCTTCAAAAAGGATTTATGGGGCAAACGATTTTTCAAGCACTTCCCGGTAGAGGGATTCAGACCCCCTCTTATACGCACCAATCATATTCAGCCGGTATCCCCGGTAGGTATTTAGGCGGTTTACAGAGCCAAAGTGGCAACCTCGGCGTTCCTGCGGATTTATTGTTTTCCCAGTTATTTGCCAAAAACCGAGCTGCGGGCAAATCGGATGACGCTACGTTTACCTCCATGATGAAGTCCCACCAAGGCGAAAAGTTTACTGAGCAAGCCCTTGACCCGCTGATGAGGTTTTTAGGTTACTGACCACGCGGACTAAGAACTGATGCTCGCGCATAAGCTCATTGATGGTATCGGTAACGAACTCCAGCTTCTGTGCGTCAGTCAGACCAAGATAGTCTCGATCCCATTTAACGTAGCCAGAACGAGAATCAGGATTAAAGCCGCAGTATGCAATTATCTTTTTTGACATGGTAAGCCTCCGAAAGAATAGATAAACAGGTTACTACGAAAAGGTTGCAGACTCAAGACAAACAGTTCACAATTCCACGCTACACAAGGAAGTTATAGATTGAGCTAATCGATATGGGCGCACCGATAGGAAACACCAATGGAGCAAAGGGCAAGATGTTCTATGACGCCCTGCGGAAAGCTCTAGTCCAAAACCCCACAAGACTGCCTCGGATAGTAGAGCAGCTCTTGGCTCAGGCTGAGGCTGGAGAGCCTTGGGCGGTGAAGGAAGTGATAGACCGCTTAGACGGGAAGGCCATCCAGATCAACCAGATGGAGAACGCCGATGGGTCTCCAATCCTGAATGCGATACAGGTCACGTTTGTTAAGCCTGAAGTCATAGATGTCTGAGGTCGTAGAGGATCGTGAGCTACTAGCTCAGGCGGTTGCCAAGGCTGAGTTTCCGGTAAAACTTGCGTGTCTCTTTGAGCCCAAGCGATATAAGGTTCTCTATGGCGGTCGAGGCGGGGCGAAGTCTTGGGGAGTCGCTAGAGCTTTACTGATCAAGGGCGCCAAAGACCCCCTAAGAATCCTATGCGCCCGAGAGTTTCAGGTATCGATTAAGGATTCAGTCCACAAGCTCTTGGCCGATCAGATCGAGCAGCTAGGTCTAGCGGAGTTCTACGAGATAACCAACACCGCGATCCGAGGCCGCAACGGGACAGAGTTTTCATTTGTGGGCCTAAAAAACAACATCATGTCCATTAAGTCCTTTGAGGGCGTGGACATCTGCTGGTGCGAAGAGGCCCAGACCATATCCAAGACAAGCTGGAACGTCCTGATCCCAACGATCCGTAAGGACAACTCCGAGATATGGGTGACCTTTAACCCTGAGCTTGAGACCGATGACACCTACCAGCGGTTTGTGATCAGCCCGCCGGATAACGCGTTTGTCCAGAAGATTACATGGCGGGATAACCCGTGGTTCCCCCAGACCCTGCGGGAAGAGAAAGAGAACCTTGAGGTCAGGGATCACGATGCCTACCTAAACGTCTGGGAAGGTCTATGCCGCAGGACGGTAGACGGGGCGGTCTTTGCCCAAGAGCTGACGATGGCCGAGATGGACGGACGGATCACCAAAGTCCCGTATGACGCCGTAAAGCCTGTCCATGCGGTCTTTGACCTCGGTTGGGCAGATAACACCGCGATATGGTTCGTTCAGTTTGTGGGCTTTGAGATCCGGTTGATCCGCTACATCGAGGACAACCAAAAGACCATGAGCTACTACTTGGCCCAGATGCAGTCCTTGGGTTATGTGTACGACACCATTTGGCTACCCCATGACGCCGAGAACACGACCCTAGCTGCGGCTGGCCGGTCGATTGCGGACATCGTCAGGCAGGCCAACTACAAGGTTCAGGTGATCCCGAGAGTCCCGGTGGCTGACTCGATCAACGCGGCTCGGACTATGTTTTCCAAGTGCTTTTTTGATAAGGAAAACTGCTATCAGGGGCTACAATGCTTGAGACACTATCGGTATGATGTAGATCCAGATACCAAGCAGTTCTCTAAATCGCCCCTGCACGACATTTATTCGCATGGTGCGGATGCGTTTAGGTACATTGGTTTGGTGGTGAACGAACCCCGGAAGTCTGGGCCAAAGAAGCCGGTCTACCAGATCCCGGGATCATGGATGGGCTAAAACATGGCAAAAGTAGACGTACCCAGCGCAATCCCAGCAGACTCGCGGATTCAGGAGGCAATCGACTTCCTGAAGTTTTCCAACGAGGCCGACACCGAGAACAGGCAACAGGGTCTTGATGACCTAAGATTTTCAGCCGGTAACCAATGGCCGATTGAGGTTCAGAACTCCCGCCACCTTGAGGCTAGGCCGTGTCTGACGATCAATAAGCTGGACGCCTACGTCAGGCAGATTGTCAACGGGATGAGACAGTCTAGACCCCGGATGCGGGCGCATTCCATGAATTCCGAGGCGAACGCGAAGGTTGCGGACATCCTGACGGGGATCTTTAAGCACATCGAGGTTAATTCCGATGCGGATACAGCCTATGACACCGCCGGTGAGTATGCGGTCAGGATCGGCTGGGGCTACTGGCGGGTCGTTACCGATTATGTACGCGAGGACAGTTTTGATCAGGAAATCTACCTAAGACCCATCGATAACCCGTTTTCGGTCTACTTTGACCCCAACTCAGTCCAGCCGGACGGATCAGACGCTGAGAAAGTTTTGATCACCCAGCTTATGAGCAAGGCCGACTTTGAGAAGCAGTACCCCAATGCGGACTCGGGTGGCGACTTTAACCAGCGCGGGACGGGCGACTTTGACCCCGATTGGGTTCAGAAAGAGGACATCCGGGTAGCGGAATACTTCTACGTTGAGCGCAAAAAGACTAAGTTACTACTGCTGTCCGATGGGACAAAGGTCTACAAGGACGAGGCGCCCAGCCCGGAAATCATGGCTGCGGCAGGCATTATGGTCGTTGGAGAGCGCGACACCATGCGCCGGGAGATCAAGTGGTGCAAGCTGACAGGTCTTGAGATCCTAGAGGAAAGAACTTGGGCTGGACGCTACATCCCGGTCGTCCCGGTCTATGGCCAGATGCTGACCGTTGAGGATAAGCGCAAGAAGTATGGGTTAGTGCGAAACGCCAAGGACGCCCAGCGGATGTATAACTACTGGCAGACCAGCCTGACCGAGAGCATAGCCTTGGCTCCGAAGGCTAAGTGGCTCATGGCCGAAGGTCAGGACGAAGGACATGAAAATGAGTGGGCGCAGGCCAATATCAAGTCGATGCCAGTTCTGCGCTACAAGCAGACGGACATCAACGGTAAAGAGGCTCCCGCGCCTCAAAGACTTCAGCCGGAGCCGCCGCCAGCCGGGGTTATTTCTGCGGCGATGTCAATCGATAGGGATTTACAGTCGGTCGTAGGCATTTACGACCCATCTCAACTTCCACAGGGGAATCAGTCTGGGAAGGCTATTCGCGGTCAGCAGATGCAAGTCGATATGACCAACTTCCATTTTTTTGACAACCTGACCCGATCCATGAAGCACACCGGACGGATCATTCTGGATCTGATTCCGAAGATTTACGACCGCGAGCGGGTCATGCGAATCATTGGCTACGATGGCAAGCCAGAAATGGTAACAATTAACCAGCGAGTCCCTGATGAGATGGGCGTTGAGAAGATTCTGAATGACGTTACTGTCGGTGAGTATGACGTCTACATGGACACCGGCCCGGGCTATCAGTCCAAGCGTCAGGAGGCTGTCGAGGCCATGATGCCGATGATTGCCACCAATCAGGAGCTTTTTAATCTTGCAGGCGACCTAGTCTTTAGGAACATGGACTTCCCGGGTGCTGAGGTGATTGCAGACCGTCTAGCTGCGATCAATCCTTTGGCTCAGATTGACGAGAAGAGCGAAATCCCGCCAGAGGTTCAGATGAAGCTCATGCAGGCCGAGAAGCAGATTGCGGATATGCAACAGATGATTGCCGCGATGCAACTAGAGAAACAGTACCGCGGGGACGTTGAGGCCATCCGTCAGGAAGGCGAGACCAAGCGTAAGCTCATGGATGTGACCTCTAGGGCGTACAACACCGACACGATCAACGAAGCCAAGGTCAACCAGCAGATCCTTGCGACCAAGACCTCGCAGGACAAGGCCGAGCTGGACGCCATCACGAAGATGCTCTTAAAACGCATGGACACCGGCCAGCTCCAGCAGGCCATCAGGGAAAAGGACATGGAGCAGGCTCAAGTGGCGAGCTTTGCCGAGCGTGAGGTAAATCAGACCGAGAACCCGTTTATCCAACAGCAAAAACAAATCGCCGGATTGGGATAATTGACACCTATCAAGAAACAGTTTTTAATAGATATTACCTACCGATGGGTTCATCGGGTTTATTCTTGGAGTGATCCATGTCCGAAGTAGCGCAAGAAGTAGCGC